TACACCTTTTAGCAGTTCGTGTAACTTGATAGCATACTTTGCAATTTTGTATAGTTCAGCACGGGCCATTTGCACTTCATGATCTTGCTCAGCAAGATGTGCCATGTCACCTAAACCTTCAGCCATAGCTTCAGCAGCTGGTTCTGCCTTTGCTTTTTTGATTAGCATTTGTACAATTTGCGGACTAAGTGCTGATGCTTTAACAACATCATTCATGTTTTTAACGTATCCGGTTCCAAAACGAGACAACACAGGACCTAATCTGCCTAGTGCGTTTGCCATCATTAAACTAGCATCGTCTGTGCTTGTTATATTCTGTGACATACTTTCCATTTTTCTACCAAGCATGATAATTTCTTTATGCTTGGGATTAATTTCGAAGTTTGGTTCAATGTCGCGCTCTGTCACTGATTTACTGGCATTTTTCTTCTTCAGCCTGTCTGCACGAGCAAGGTATGCTGCCATACTTTCACCTGGTTTGCGAGCAGTACCGTGGCGAGTAGTTTGTGCATCTCTTTGGATTTTTCTTGCACTTATGCGCTCTTGATCTGTAACCTCTTTAACAGGCGACTTCTTTTTGTCCGCAACAGCTTTTTTCATTGGCTCTTTTTTGTCGCCGTCCTTGTCCATGTCTAGGAAGTCTGGCTTTGCGTTTTTTTCAGTGATTCGATTTTGTATTGTCATATTATTCTCCGAAATACTTTGTTAAGTATATTTATCGTTTGTTTGTTTTATGGCCCATAATATTGTTGGGCATGTCAAGAGCATTCATTACTGTACCATCTTTGTTTTTCTTTTGAAACGCTTCAGGAGCACCATTTTTGCTGCGTTTTATTACGCCGCTCATTGGGATTGCAACGCTTGCTACTGATCCTGAACTTGTCATTTCGTTCATAGATTTATTTTTTTCGTAACAACTACAATGCTTACAACTAGGTCCGCACTTACATTCAGTTACTGGTTGTCCGCAGCATTTTTTACTGCACATTTCGACACCATCTTTGGTCCAGCTGTCTTCGTTCTTACCTTCTAATAAATCTTTAATCTTCATGTTATCCTACTAACTTTCCACCCAACGGATGAGGGCCACGTTTTTTCTTTTTGGGCATCGGTCCGCCATGACGAGCATAATCGCCTGCTTTTTGTTTATAAATTTCGAATACACTTTCGTTTGAACTCACAAGTTTTTCTCCTTGTTTTTCAAAAAATCTTTTAAATACAGCAGCACCCAATATAAAAGCAACTGCCATTGCAATAGTAAATTTATTTTCTATTAGCATTTGTGCCATCTCTGCTCCCAGTTGACTTATAACCCAGTCCCAGCCCTGATCTAGAGCAGCCGTTGCACTTGCTCCTACCAAAAGTTTTCCACTATGTTTTTTAACAATCCATTTAAGAACGGGCCAAGCACCTCTAACTGCCACCCAACGTAATATCCATACTGCTGCCGCTACAACAGGCGCCAGCTCGTCTACACGCTGTTCGGTTACTTGAGAAACCTTCATTTCGATTTCCTTAATCCTGTTACTTTAGTATCGTTTCCATACTGTGCTAACAACATCTGTCTTGCTTCTTGAGTACTTCTGGCACTTATTTGCACCGGTATCCATTGAGAGTAATTGCGATGACGTACTTGTACGGTTGCATCAAACATAGAAAAGTTGCTCTGTTTTAACTCTCTTAATAGCATGTTAGTATTTATCGAAGTTAAAAAGTTTAACTTTTTTCTGAGGCTGTATATCTTCTAAGCTGTGTCCGCCTTCGATAATTGCCCACTCTGCTGCTGTATATCGTGGCTCGTTGCCTTCTCTTAGATCAAAGTTAAACAGTACATTGGTACTCTTGCCTTTTAAATTACTGCTCATTGTAGGTGGCCGACCGTCCTTGTCTACAGTATTGCCAAATTTTGCTGCTTGTATTTTTATCTCATTAGGTCCAACATCCACAGTTGTGTTGACGCCTTTTACAATACGTCCATCTTCGTTGAGTAAATCTTCAAACTTCATTTAGCAGTTCCACCTTTTTCTAGATTTACAAATTGCTTTTTCTGGAGTTTTGGAACAATCTATGTTGTGCATTTTCTTTTGCCCGTTGGAACGAGCGCAATAACTTGTACGACGGCCAGCATCTTTACTGCCTTTTTTAAGCTTGCTGGGCTTGGTAGTGACTGCTGTTTTGAGTTTGCTGCCTGGATTTTCTCTTCGATAGGCTTTGACTGCTTTTTTACTCATACCATCGGTTTTATCTCGTTTGTTGGTCTTTTGCCAATCTTCACTTATAATTTCAGTTACTTTCATTTTTTGCGTCCTCTAAAACCTTTGCTTCCAGTCATACCAGGCAAACTAAACCAAAGTTTAAACCATTCTTCTGTTCCAGGTTCTATGTTTTGTTCACGTTCTTTTTTACGATTGGCATTTGCAGCGTCACTGATGTTTTCAAGTGTATATTCTGTATACCCTTTGAACTCGTTAACTCCTGCTAGTTTTTTAAGTTCATCTATGTTCATTTATCAAGCAGCCTACTATAATGATTCCATTTTTTAGCAATGTTATCAAATACTATTCTTCTAGTTTTGGTTGCATTTGGATTTAGACCATTTGCTTTTTGTTCATACGATAGGCCATGTCGAAATTCATCTACAGCTTGTTCAACATGATGAAATCCTGCTAACTTTTTTAATTTTTGCATAAGATCTATATTATTGTTTTCATTTATGATTTCGTATATCTTCATTTCTTTTTAGCCCGGCCTGCTTTCATATTAGCCAACCAATGTGCCATACGCTGTTTCTCACCTGAACTATTCTTAGCAGTTTTTCTTAGACTGCTAACACTTGCTTTGGTATTTACGCCACTGCGTTTTGCTAGTCCTTTTCTACCAGGCTTCTTGCCATCCGCAAAGTTTTCTTCTACACCTTGTCTAGTTAGTATAAACGTATCTTCGTTGCCAGTGTCTTCTACATCATAAGCATAACCATTCTGACTAGCAAAGCGTTGTACCATTTTGCGATATAGTCCACTGCGAGTTGTATCCTGACTTCCAAACGCACCTGTGCGAGGTTTAAAGGCACTAAACACAATCTGTTCTGGTTTATTTTTTGCTACCCATTGTTTAATGTGATTGATAACAGCACCAAAGATTTTATTTTGCGAACCCCCTCCGGTTACTTTTAATTCTCCGCCGCGTGTAAACGAGATATATACTCCGTTGGTAACAGGCTTATAAGTGATTTCTATATATGCGTCATCTACCATAGCAGCATACACTGTTGATCCTTTGGCACCTGGACCTTCGACCCAATCTACCGCAGTGTCAAATGCTTCCGTGTGCGGTTTGTTGTCTTCAGTTAATGCCGAGAACAATCTACCCGGCTGCTTGGGTGCTACTTCCTTTAATGGTTCTAAATCTCTTGGCTCATGTCCACCTTCAATACAGGCTATTTCCATAGGAGTATATCGTTCAGCCAGACTTAGATTGTACAGCACATTAGTAGTAGAGCCTTTTGTCTTTCGACTCATTACAGGTGGACGTCCGTCTTGATCCACAGTATTACCAAACTTTGCGGCCTGTGTTTTAATTTCGTTGGGACCTACGTCAACAGTAGCGTTAACACCTTTAACGATTCTTCCCCACTCTAGTATTGATTCGGTTAATGAAAACAACGGACCTTTGACTATGCTTTTGCTTTTTTCTTTTACCAGTCCCTTGTTTAGCATCTTTCTCATGTCGTCTGTTATGTGTCGTGCTCTCATTCCTTTATTAGGGAATATGTGTACTTCTATTGGCTTGTTACCCAAAACATTTCCAACGGCAATCATACGATTTCTGCCTTCATGCCCAATAACTCTTGCAGGCATTGAAAAATCACCATCTTCCCATTCTGCTGGAATTTCTATTATGAGAAACGGACTGGCTATTTTTCCACCATTTTGAATATGTTGTAAGATTTTATCTGAAGGTTCTTCTTGTAACGGTGCTGCTAAATCTATAAATGTTTGCGGAGTCATCATAACTCGCAGACCTTTGTAATCAACTTCTCGATTATCAGGAACTTCACCCCAACCATTCTTGTTGTCAATAACATTGTTAAATATTCTACCATCTTCGCGTATTGTTTTAATAGTTCCTTCGTGTGTAACAAAATATGGAAAAAACTTTACACTAGGATATTCTTGTTGTAATCCAATAAACATTTTTATGTTGCTCATTGCATCATCATACAACCTAACTCTAGCATATTTGCCAGTATCAAGATATTTGCGTATCCAAACAGCCTTGCTTGCAGCTGGCGATATACCTAGATTTCCTGCACGATGAACATGTACACGACTCATGTCTATGCCATATTGTCTAAATGTATCTAAAAATAGTTCTTTATTGTCAAAATCACTTCTTGCAGTAAGCATTATAACTTTGCTATTGCCTGCGTTATCTATAATTGCTTTAAGTTTAGCAATCATAGGTTTTATAGGAATACTTTCTCTGTTAAACTTTTCTGCATTTCGAAATTCACCAAAATCAAAACTTTCTCCTGGTTGTAACTGATATGTATTAAATTGTTGATTGTTGAGACTGCGTACAACCTTGCCGTCCTTTACAACTTTGATCTGTGCTGTTGTACGAAATAGTGTATCATCGATGTCAAATATGGTCAGACCTAGTCCTTGCTCTTCAAACATATTATTTTCTATTAGGTCTACCGCAGTGTCAAATGCTTCATTGTAAGCACGATCTGTTGCGGCCAACGCACGTTTGGCATCGGGGTGTTTGGGATTTATAGTTACTACTTCACCGTTCATCAGTTCTGAGATATTAGCAGTCTTGCCCACAGTGTCCAACAGACGATGCAACGGATCACTTGAATCATATCCGTTGGTTTCATATCCTGCTTTGCCACGCACTTCTGTACGCTTGCCTGTGGCTGTGTCTTTGATATGTAATACTAATACATCATCGTCACGCTCTAACTGTAGCTTGTATCCTTCGGTGATAATTTCTCTAACTTGCATATTACACGTCTCTGTCTGTCATTGTATTGCTCATTTTTTGAGCAATTTTATATTCTGCGGCACCGCCTGCAATACCGCCTGCATATTGACCAGTTTTTTTAGCTATTTTTTGTGTACCCTTTCTAGCACCTAATTTTTTAGCTGCGCCTTTTGCCAATTTACCGCCGGCTTTGGCACCAACTTTGATTAGTGTTCCTGCTATTTCGTTGATGCCCATGCCTGCACGAACAGCATCATACATTTGTTGTGCTAACTTAGAATCTGGAACGCCCTGGGCAAATGATTGCATATCACCATTGATTGCTGCCGCTCTCATTTTGCTAGCACTCATTCCTTCTGCGCCTTCTGCATCTGGGTCTCGCTCTCCAGCACTTACTACTTTGATATTATTAAAATTATATTCTTTGCCGTTGTATTTGTTGATAAGATTGGTAAAATCTTCAATACGATCTGATCCAGCAACATATATAATATCAGTATAACCCATTGATTCAAGTTTTTGTAGTGCTTGAATAATAGTTTTTACATCAGGCGATCCTATAGTAACATTAGGAAAAAATGCTTTTGCAAACTTAACTTTGGTAGCAAAATCTAGGGGATCTGTCTTGGGCTTTTGTGACTGACTTAAAAAAATATAAGGATCTCCAGACAAACTAGCAACTTTATCTGCGAGTTTTTTATGTCCAATTGTCGGGGGGTTCATTCTTCCAAATGCTACTGTAGCTATTTTACCATCTGCTTCAAACAGCTCTCGTAGTAACATTAGTAATCTCCTCTGCGTAAACTTTCGGTTTCGTCTTTGAGTAGTTTACTAATACATTCCATTTTTTCACTGTCCTGTAATAGCTCTGTTGGACGTTTTTGTATTTTAAATTTATTAATGTATTCGACTATTGCCTTTTCTACAATAGGAAGCATTTTTTTCTTGTTGTATTTGCCGCCTTTTTTAACAGCTTCTTGAACATCTAATAACGCTGGATATAAATTTTCTCTATAAAACGACGGATCCTGTCTCATGTATACACATAGGTCTTCAACTACATTGAATGGTAATTCGCTTCCTATTTTTAAATCTTTGATCTTATCTTGATCAAAAAATTCGTTGACCTGCTCGCTAGTTGATATTTCGATGTCAAAACCTTTGTATCCTTGTTCGAACATGTAGTTTGCTAGTCGGTCTGCATATTCGTCTGCTTCGTCATCATTTAATTGACGTTCTAATACAATTTCAAATACAGGACGACCATCTTGTGTTTCCAAAAGATTTTGATTAGGAAAAATAGATTCGTTCAGGAACGATACTTCTTGTTTTTCATCTAGTATTATTCTTACAAAATGTTCCATATTTTTCCTTAATGATTTAATAATATACTTGAAATAGAACCGTCCGTGTAAGTAGCTTTTGCTCTTACCCATACAAAATTGCCTGTAAAGTTCTTTAAAAAACTACCGTCGCTGTTGTCAGTTTCGGTGGCTGTACTTGTGTGTTCAGTGCCGCCGATAGTAAACCAGTCTAGGTCCGACGGCGATGTTGCTAATGTAGCTTGTATGACAATATTTCCGATAAAACCAGTTATATTGTATTGTACAGTATGGAAGCCGTCGGCCCTACTATAGTAGCCGTCGCCTTTGTAATCATCGCCGATTACAGATATTGTATTACTATCTCCAGGATGCGCTTGATTTGATAAAATTGTTTCACTTATACTTGACATACATCTATTTATCTATATCTGCTTTGTATACTAATTTGTCAATTCGTGTGATATTGTCTCCTACTAGCATTTGCAACAAGAAAATAATGTGTTCGTCTCTAACATATATATATTGTCCTTGTATCCAATGGTTTCCACTTCTTAAATTTTCCATTAGTACAGGACCGACCTTTGCCTTGTCTCCGTTTTTATCAATCCATGCAGCAAGAGAAGGATTTGCTTTTTTCCTTCCAAATGTTAATTTGTAAGGGTACCTAGTAGGGTTGTCAACTAATATTATATTTTCATTGCGTTTGAGGAATGTAATTGTAGTAGGATCAGGTTCCCAAAGTTCTGGAAAGCTGCTGGTTAGCTTATCTACAATTTTTAACAACATACTTCTGTTGTTGGTATATATTATAAGAGTACTGTATTCACAGCGTACTATATAATCTTTGTGAGTTTTTAGTATAGTGTAAACAACATTTGCATCTAACAAATCTTCCTTGGGTATTACAACTTCTGTCCTCCATCGAGATTTTGTTAAAGTCGCACCTTCGGTATACTGCTGTAAATACTCTTGGATTTTTAATTTAGCAAGGCTAAGTTTACCATTGCGCTGTTGTTCTGTTCGAAAAATACCTGCTAACTGATTGTGTAATTTCAGTTTGTACAGGTATTTTCCGTAATGTAATTTTTTAGTCTCGTGTAGTTGTAATTGTGTCATGATCAGTCTCTAATACTATTTCGTTGTTAATAGTATTTACGACAACCTTGCCACCTTCTTTGAGATTTCCGAACAACATTGCTCTTGATAACGGACGCTTGATATCTTTATCAATAACACGTTGCAGAGGACGGGCTCCCATCTTGGGGTCAAATCCTTTTTCTACAAGATAGTCTAGTGCCTCGTCAGTGACTTCGATCCTAACGCCTTTGTCTTTGACTTGATCTCGCAGTTCTGCAAGGAACTTACCCACAATCTTCATCATCACTGGTTTACCAAGTTTAGCAAATGTAATCGTAGCATCTAGACGATTACGAAATTCGGGAGCAAAGAATTTTTTCAGCTCTGTATCTTCGTATTCCTTTGCCATATCTTCAACAAAACCAATTTGATTCTTTTCGGCATCCTCGGCACCTAAGTTAGTTGTAAGAATCAACACACAATTACGAGCATCCGCAACTTTGCCGTTGGATCCGGTTACTTTACCGTTGTCCATGAGTTGCAACAGTACTGCACTTACGTCAGGATGTGCTTTTTCAATCTCATCTAGCAACAAAACACAGGTGGGGTTTTCTTGCAGTTTAACAATAAGTTGTCCTGCATCGTCTTCGAAACCAACATAGCCCGGAGGTGCACCGATAAACTTAGCAACACTGTGCTTTTCTTGGTACTCGCTCATGTCAAACCTTACAAGATTTACACCTAGATGATGTGCAAGTTGTTTTGCAGTTTCAGTTTTACCTGTACCTGTTGGACCCATAAACACAAAACTACCAATAGGCTTGTCTTCGGATTTTAAACCTGCTTGAGCAACAAGAATTTTGTCAACAATTGTTTCAATAGCAACATCTTGGCCATAAACTGATCCTTTAAGGTTTCTCTCAAGATTTGCAAGATTTTCAGTTTCACGTTCTGCAACCTGCTCTTCGGGAATATTGACCAATTTGGCAAGTTCGTACTGAATGCTTTCTTCAGTAACAATTTTGTTTTCATTCTGGTCGCGTACTTTAAAACGGCTACATGCAACATCGATAAGATCAATTGCTTTATCTGGCAGTTTTTTATCTGCTTGATACTTGATGCTCAATTTAACTGCTGCATCAATTGCCTCATCTGTAATCTCAACAGCATGAAATTCTTCGTAGTATTTGCGAATACCTTGTAAAATTTCAACAGTCATTTCGGCAGTTGGTTCGTCAACTGCTACACGTTGGAATCGGCGCATCAGCGCACGATCCTTTTCGAAGAATTTACGATATTCTTCCCATGTAGTACTAGCCACTACTTTGATGTTGCCTTTTGCTAGTGCAGGCTTTAGCATATTAGCAAGATCGTTAGAACCATTGCTGCCCGCGCCGGCACCACTGATCATATGTGCTTCGTCGATAAACATAATAGTCTTGCCTTTTTTCTGTAGGGCAGAAAGTACAAGTTTAAAACGTTCTTCAAGATCACCGCGATACTTTGATCCTGCAAGCATAGCACCAATATCCAATGCATACACATTGTATTCTTTTAAGAAACTAGGAACGTCGCCATTTACAATTTTATATGCAAGACCCTCGGCAATTGCAGTTTTACCCACACCGGGATCGCCTACCATCAACACGTTTGATTTGCTACGGCGACCAAGAGCTAGAGCCAACTGCTCGATTTCTTGTGCTCGGCCAATTACTGGATCAATTTTTTTAAGTTTTACATTGTGATTAAGATCTTCTGTAAATGCACGAAGTGCTTTATTTGCCGCGCCGCTGTTTTCGGCTTCTTCGGATATCTCGTCGACATCATCGAGATCGGCATTTTGATAATTTGAATATTCCTCTTTGTTAATGTTGGCTTGCTGAGTAACAAAGTATGCATAAGAACGCTTTTCAGTCAGAATACTAATAAACACATCAACAGTATTGATTTTACTGCGACCTTGAAACAGAACTTGTGCAAATGCACGATTAAGTACACGCTCAACTGTTTGTGTCTTTTTTGGCTTGAATTTTTCTTCTTCGGTTATAATATCGTTGCATTTTATCTTAAGATAGTTTTCAAGGTTCTTCTTCATTAGTTCAGGGTCGGCCCCAAAACCAGTGATGTTATTTTCAAAGTTTTCTTCGCATAGCATTGCGTAAAGTAGATGCTCAAGTGTTACGTATTCGTGCTTTAACTTCTTAGCATCTGTAACTGCTTTATCAAATACTACTTGAAGTTCCGTACTAGGTTCTACCATTTTTAATCCTTTTTAATCTTTGTTTTTCTGCTCTTTGCAGTTTTAGTTTACTTACTCGATCAATATATTGAATTCCGTGTAGGTGATCGTATTCGTGTAAGAATACTCTTGCATCAATGTCATCTAACTTCATCTCTACATGTATAACATTTTTATAGTCACTTGTCAAGGTATCAAATTCAACAACAACGCTAATAGGACGTTTTACTTTAAGTATAAGACCCGGATGACTCAAACAACCCTCTGGACCTATTTCAAGTTCTTCGCTTATTCCTTTGATAATAGGATTCAAAACAACAGTAATATCTCCGTATTGTTTATTCAGTATTGTTTTCATAACAAAATATTTGATATGGAAACCCTACTTGATTGGCACTTAATCCCAAGCCGCCTTCTTTTTTCATTAGATCAATCATGTCCAGTGCAACGGCAGCCGGATGCATTTGTCCAAAATCAAATGGTTTGACTGCTGTTTCTAACATTATATTAGGTGCGGTTATTAATTGCATCATTAATGTCTTGTATCCTTTCTAAAATTTCTTTGTCAGTAATCTTTGGGGTTATCCCTTTGATTTTCAAATATAAGTTACCAGTTGTTCCTGTTCTTGGATCTGGAAGGCCTTGTCCGGCAATACTTAATATAGTTCCTGACTGAGTACTTGTAGGTATACTAACACGTATTGTACCACCTGTCAATTTTTCTATCAGCACTTCTGTTCCGAGTATTAAATCAAATATATTCACGTCAACATTGGTTTTTAAATGTCTACCGTCGCGTTCGAAGCGGTTATGGTTTACCACTCTTACTTGTATTAACAAGTCGCCCCGAGGCAGTTGCAGTATACTATTGTCTCCAAGACCCTTAAAGCGTATAACTTCTCCATGCAACACTCCTTGGTGTATTCGAATATTTGCTGTAGATTGTTGTCCTGTAAACATACTGTATGTTGCTATAAAGTCTTTACCTTCTGCAACGTCTTCTAGCGTCATAGTAATTTGTAGCTTAATATCTCTGTTGCGGCGAATCTGTTGTCTTTGTCCAAAAAAACTAGAAAACATGTCTTCAAAATTTTCACTGTTTACATTAAAACTTTGTCTCGATTTTGGCCGATCATAATTAGATCGTTTCTCGGTGTCTTTTAGAGTTTCGTATGCTTCGTTGATTTTTTGAAATTGTGTTACATCGCCGCCGTGGTCTGGATGATGCTGCATAGCTAATTTTTTGTATGCTGCTTTGATTTCTGAAGTTGCTGCATTTTTATCAACCCCGAGTATATTATAATAGTCCATGCAAATACTTATCGCACGGACTATTGTGTGAGTGTATTAACGATTAATAATCGTCATCGTTGGTTTTAGATTTTGTGTATGCTTGTGCGCCATAAAATGCAGCAACAATAGCAGCAACCGAAACAAAATATGTAGCAGCCATATCACCTAGAATTTCGCTTGCTTGTCCAAGTCCTAATGCCACTGCTAGAATAACTGCGAATGGATACAGCAGCATACCAAATAGAGCAAACCAAGCCATGCTGCGTTGTGCGTCTTCGCGCTTGTCTTGATTTTCCATTTGAGTGATACGTTCTGCTTTGCCTATTTCTTCGTCGGTTACAATACCGTCCCTGTTAAGATCTGTCTCTTCGTACTTAGAATCAGTTTCTAAAATTTTTGGTGCTTTAGCCATTATTTTTACCCCCATAATGGTTTAGTTTTTAATTTGTGTGCCCTTCACTTTAGATATTTAGTTGAATGGATTGAATCGTTGAAGTCCACTTTCTTGCCGAGTTGCTGATTGTGTTGTTTGCTGTACTGCTGACACTATTTCAGCGTTAGCAGCATCTAACGCATTATTACTATTTTTATAATAACCTTCGTATGCTGCTATAATGGCTTGTTGCTGTTGAATCAATGTTCTAAGGTCACTCAAATTTAAAGCAAGAGCTTCGTATCCTTCGTTAGTTAACGCAAAAAATACAATTGGGTTTCCTTTAGCTGTTAATTTTTGAATTTGTTCTTCAAAATTCTCCGGAGTAATAATTACCCATTCTGTATTCCTAGTTTGGACTCTGTCGATAGTTGGTAATACCAATTCTGGTTTATCTATAGGAGTAGCACTCACTGTAATTTCTCTCGGTAGTGTTGCAGAACAACCACTAACGGCCAACAAGGCTATCGTAAAGCCAAGGACATTCACTATTGAACGATCTAGCATTTTCAGCATTCCTTTCTGATTCAGTTAATTCAGCACCACTTAATAATTCAAAGCATCTTCCGACATTATCACTGGCGTTGTTTATAATACGTTCCACTAGCGCAGGCTTTTGACTTCCTAGTATACCCAAGTCGTGTCTAGCTAATCTGTTGGAAAGTTCTCGATTTTGTTCTCTTGTAGCTGAAAATTCAATGTTAATACGAGTTAATTCTGCATTAATTTTATTATAGTCTTGTTGCAAACTAGTAATCGTTTCTTCGTTGATTCTGGTTGCTATTTCTAATTGGGCGTTGTTGGCTATTAATATTGCTTTAGCAGCTTCGGCTTTTTGATAATAGAGTCCAAAAAGTCCCATAGTAGAGATTAACATCACACCCATACCTAATATTATTTTTCCACTTAACATATTAAATCTCCTAACTATAATCTTAGTCGTTTATCCACCAAACGTAGTAGCTAACATAGGGCCAAATAACGTTGCTGCCCATCCTATTGCAATTATAGAAGCAATTCCAACAATTAACCATTTCATTTTAAAATCATCAACTATCATACGAAACGCTATCAATTCATTGCCCAATACTCTAACAGCAAGTTCTATTTTGCCTTCGTTGTCTGATTCTGACATTAGCTAATTCCCATCGCTGCCAGTGTTTGCGGACCAACAATGCCATCAGCAGTTAATCTGTTTTTCTTTTGCCATTCTTTTACAGCACGCTCGGTGCCTGAACCAAAATCACCATCTGGAGTGGTTCCGAGAACCTTTTGCATTTTCTTTACCCATTCGCCTTTAGAACCTTTACGAAGAGTGGGTGCTGATGTATTGATGCGTTCTAATGCTGTCACTGCTTCAACTTTACCGCCTAATACTTCCATTGCTTTCTTGTAACGTGCTTGACGATCAGCAAGTCCAATATCTCCACCGTTGATACGCTTGGTCATTTTTACAACATCATCTGTGTCGGCAATTGAATTGAGATTATTTGCTTTCCAGAACCAGCAAGCTGATTCGATCGCACCTTTTTCTGTTGCCACATATTCTGATGCTTGTTCTGCTGTCATGCCAATGCTTTTACCAAAGTTAGTATAATTATCGCGTCCAGTTAGTTGCTTTAATCCGCGGCCTCGAAACCTCCAGCCATCTCCTGGTTTGACATTGCCCATTTTTGATTTACGAAATTCATCCATATACACATAGTTTGCAATCTTTTCAGGGTTGCGAGCATATTCAGCAGCATTGCGTTTGCCTGGTCCAAAGTAACGACCAAACACATTGTTCAACGACTTTTCACTATAGTTTAAATTTTCCTCTAGTGTTTTATAGTTGCCGGATTCGTGTCCAGTTTGGCTTAAAAAGTGAGCAACACGACGTTGAGTTGTAATACCATATTTTGGAAGTATATCCTTGAGAGCATCATACCATTTAATAGCAGTGTCTTTGTCCATATTTAATATTGCTGCCAAGTGGCGCCCTTTAAATTCAAAATCAAAACTCATTATTTTCTATCCTTTTCTGGGTTGTGACAATTTCCACATCTACAATGATCACATACTTTTAATGTAGTAGGAACTTCGTCATAATTTTGTAGTTCGTTGTAATATGGAACACCGCAATGTCTAGGGTGTCCGCAGTTTTGGCAATACACCGATTTATAGTCTTTCGACGACAAGTGTATGTCCTTTATTTTCAAATGTTAATGTTTTTTTACCAAACTTAGTAACATTATAATCACCAATATACTTGGTTAAAAATAATATTTCTGCATAATCATTCATATTAATTTTTTCTTCAATGCTTTCTAATATAGATGTTGTTTCACCAAAATCTTTAATCTTAAACCCTACTGGGTCTGCATATGCTTTTTTGATTATTAAATCCTGGTCTTCTTCTAGTTCGATCTTTTCAAGAAAACTTCTGTTAAAAAAGTTCTTAAAGTTGTTCATATTTGATTCGTTTACTGTAACTTCGTAGGATTCGGTGTCAATAGGAATAGCTGCTGTTAGTGCTTCGATACTAACCGGCTCGCTTTTAAATCCTTTGTAATATCTAAATCTAAAATCGTTACGATCTGCTAGTTTGGATATGCCGTCAATTAATTCTATAATTTGTTCCGGCACATGCTTGTCTCTTTCAATTTCAACAAACACACGATACATACCGTCTTCTTGTTCTCCACTACTAACGTCGGCGTCTAATACAAAACTGTAACCTTTTTCAATAAAATCAACTAAATCAGTTGCAGGTTCTTTTTCATTCACAGTAAAACTCAATACAACAATATCTGCATCGTTGCCCATTTTACTTTTATAACTGTCAATTTCAAAGACTTTGTAAACCAAGTCTTGTAAGTCTCCTGCCTTTAGTCCCATTATGCTTGCATTCCTTCTTCGTTTCCTGGTGCTACTTGATCCTGTGCTTCGGGGGCTAATTCGTCTGTTTCGCTTTGCTCAACTTCTTGCACATCGAGGTTTTCTAATTCAGTCTGATACAAATCAGCAAGTAATTTTTTAGGCATTTGCAGTTCGACAATCCATATCGGTCGACGGTCCAACTTACCCTTTTTAGTACCTGGTCGAATATCGTCCGGATTTATAATTTTGCGTGGCTTGATTACATAACTTTTTTGGTATGTTACTTTGCAGTCATAATCTAACAAACGTTTGCCGCCCATTGGATCAGGCATTTGTTCGTACGGCCAAAAAAGTTTAATAGTCACCCAATGTCTGCTTATATTTGGACCGGAAGCCAGCTCGCCGTCTTCCCAGTTTTTATAAACATATAAATCTAGTTCGTCTAGAACCCTTTCTAGATCTTTTAATACGTTGAAAGCAGTGTTGCTTTCGTACATGCTTTCAATGTTTTTAATAACATCAATTTCATCGAGGATATTAGCCATAATTTTTCCTAATTGTTTTATATACTTATTTATCGCAGTATGCATTCAATATACGTACTTTTAGACAACCATCGAATGCTAAATACTTTGCAGGGAAGGATGTCCTGTAAAGGACCAATCGCCCTGTCAAATTACTCACAGGAGGACTTAATGGGTAAAGCTAGAGCCAACAAAAGGCAAGCACATATTAAATCAAACAACAACACTGCAACTAATGTTGTTAAACTAAACACATTCCTTCCAAAAAAGACTAGAACAGTCAATTTAATTCCAAGAAATCAAAGTCAAGAAACTTACATCTTAACCCTGACTGATCCGGAGAAAGACATAGTCTTCGGTATAGGACCAGCAGGAACCGGCAAGACCATGTTGGCATGTCAGGTGGCTGTAAAGGCATTCTTGGAAGGTGAAGTTGAAAAAATTATAGTTACTCGTCCAGCAGTAAGTGCCGACGAAGACTTAGGGTTTTTGCCTGGTACACTTGAAGAAAAAATGGCACCATGGACTAGACCAATTTTTGATGTGTTTCGGGAATATTTTTATGCAAACGAAATTGAAAATATGATACAGGAAGGTATTATTGAAATTTCACCTCTAGCATATATGCGCGGCCGAACTTTTAAAAATGCATATATTATTGCTGACGAAATGCAAAATGCTACACCGAGTCAAATGAAAATGCTGTTGACACGTATTGGTGAAAATTCTAAAATGGCAGTTACAGGCGATCTGGCGCAGGCAGATAGACTCAAAGACAACGGCTTATTAGATTTTATAGGACATTTGGATCAGTCGAGTAGCAGTAGAATTAGTGCTGTGCGCTTTAACCAAGTCGATGTTGAAAGACATCCTGTAGTAAAAGAAGTGCTTCAAGTCTACGGAGACGAATAACTTCTAGAATTTGAGAGAGGGTGATCATATTTTTCACCCTCTCTTAATAACATTAACAAATACTCATTTTCTGTATAGACGAGTTTCCAACTGGTCTGCTTGAGAGGCGGACGACCCATAGCGTCGTAGTAAATATTACCTTCCCAATACGTTTTAAACCAGATTGATTTGTTACCCCAACTGCTACGCACAGGTAACCATGCGTAGCGTTGTTTCCACTCTATGTCTATTTCACTTTTTTGCGGCATTTTGTACAGCACTTCTAAAAAAGTTAGACGGCAGTTGACGATAAGGATAATCGTTTTTTATACTTTCCAACAACCATTTGCCTTCTGTAAAAAACTCTGCGTCTATAGCAGGTTCTTCACCAGCAATACCCCAATAGATTTTCATTAGTTTAACATAGTCACGCCACCATATCCACTTACCACTGGTAGTGAGTATGGGACGCCATGCAAACTTTTTCCTTACTTCATACTGTGCCATTATACCGCCATGGGTGCAGGAATACTGGGCATAGGATCATAGTTGATTAGTTTATATTCCAAAGGCTTTGTTTCGGTCAACTCTTTTAGATTGTTAAACGTAGGCATCAGCAAGTGTGGCCCTGGCTGAGGCTTACGAGTAATCTGCTCTTTTACCTGATCCGTGTGATTTTGATAGATATGACAATCACCACCGGTCCATACAAAGTCACCTACTTTGAGTTCTAACAGTTGTGAAAACATGTGTGTGAGCAAACTATATGAAGCAATATTAAAGGGAACTCCCAAAAACATGTCCGCGGATCTCTGGTACAGTTGACAACTTAGTTCACCATCTTGTACATGAAACTGAAACAGTGTGTGACATGGCGGCAGTGCCATTACATGTACTCTGTCAGCATTCCACGCACTTACAATGTGTCGTCTACTGTAGGGATCGTGCTTGAGTCCTTCTAACACTTCAGCAATCTGATCAACATACCCTAATTGTGCATCCCAGGTGCGCCATTGGTGTCCGTACACTGGCCCTAGATCCTTGACAGTATCTGTGTTTATGTAGCCTAGATCTCGAGCCTGTTTGTCAGCGTTAGCAGTCCAGATAGTAGTCTTGCCAACTAATTCTTCTCTAGGCTTACCATAATGTATTTCAGCGAGTCTACGCTCGTCTGATGATCCTTCCAAAAACCAAAGCAGTTCTGAAACTACGCTACGCCAAGCAAGTTTTTTAGTAGTAACAGCTGGAAATGTTTCACGCAAATTAAAACGCATTTGATAACTGAATACGCCTCTTGTGCCTGTACCGGTCCTGTCGTCTCTGTCTTTGCCGTGTTCTAAAATATATTCAAGAGCATCATGATACTGTTGCATTTTTTCTCCTTATCCACTTGGTAACTACACCAAAACTTTTAATTTCTACATTGTCTGACTCAAACTGTGCTATAATTTCTCGTTTGGGCAGGAATGTATCACAATTATAATCACCGCCTACGTCATTGAACCACAGCTCGTCAATAACAGGCAAGCAACTTTCTATCAACTGTGCGCCGCCTATGATCCAAATGTTGTCAACACCAACATATCTGGGTTCAATAACATCTTTAATGATCTTGCACACATCTTTGCCGCCGTACACACCCTGCGGCTTTGGGTGAAAATGTTCCATCCAACTAGACGAAATCACAAGATTAATCCTGTTAGGCAAGGGCTTACGAGGCAAACTTTCCCAAGTCTTGCGACCCATTACCACAGCCTGTCCATCAGTACATTCTTTGAACCATTGTAAATCGCCAATGTTTTTCCATGGCAAATCACCGTTCTTGCCAATGCCCCAATGTGCATCGTGTGCTAGTATTGCTTTAATCACCCTTGCCAGGCTCCTCTGAGAAATATTCCATCTTACCTGCTACACCGTGCCATTGTTCTGCATCAGTGGGCACATCCTCTGGGCGCATTTCTGTAATATTAGGCCAAAGCACCGCGTACTTAGCATTGAAATCTACCCATTCGGATGCTCCTGGTGCAGTATCAGGTAAAATTGCATCTGCAGGACATTCGGGTTCGCACACTCCGCAGTCAATACACTCTGTCGGATTGATCACTAGCATGTTCTCGCCTTCGTAAAAACAGTCGACTGGCTAAGGGCAGACTGAAACACAATCCATATGTTTGCATTTAATGCAAGCATCGTTTACGATATATGTCATAGTCCGCCTAAGCCTCCTTTATAGGGTTTCCGACCCTGTCCGGAACATACTGGTGTATGTTTATATACTCTTTTATACATTCTGTATAACCTCCAAATTGTTTATAATATAAGTCATTTAAGTCTCGCTAGTCTAATCAGTGTTGCTGCAAGATTAATCTCTGGATCTACAACCAGTGCATGGTCTACCAACCCTTGCTTGATAATTAGTACTGCTTGATCTTGGGTTTCGCCAGTTCCAAACAGTTCAATGTTATCATAGCACCAACGATAAATCTCTTCCATTTCTTCTGCACGAACAGTTCCGCACAGCAACTTCCGTGCTTCTTGAATTTTTCCTACCTTGAACAACTCAACCATTTGAACTTTCCAATCAGCAATGCCCGTGTCACCTTCTTGTGGCGAAACCAACTTACCGTCTGCACTGTTCATTTGCACCATGTTAATGCATTTGCGCAAGTCTGGATATGTTGCTTTTACATACGTGTCGAGAGTATCCAAATCCGGAGTGATACCTTCAGTGATGAGGATTTCAGCGACGCGAGCAGTAAACTCCGTTTGATCGATCTTGGCAATATGGAAACCTTGGCACCTGCTATGGATAGCCGGAATGATACGGTTAGGATAGTTACAAGTAAGAATAAAACGGGCCGTACTATGATATTCTTCCATAACACCACGTAACGCTGCTTGACCGTTGTGCGACAAGTAATCGGCTTCATCAAGTAAGACAACTTTAAAATCTCCAAAAGGAATCATCTGCACAAACGAAACAATTCTATCTCTAACTTCATCAACGCCGTTTGTGCGACTCGCGTTGATTTCTAAAATGTCTAGCGGATTTAAATCAAGCTCATTAAACAACAGTTTTGCTAGTGTTGTCTTGCCAATTCCTGCATTACCACTGAACAACAAATGCGGAATACTTTGATCTTTAATCCAAGTTTTTACTTGATTACGCTGTGCATCGTCACGAAACACATATCCATCTACTGTTTTAGGTCGGTATTTTTCAGTCCAGAGATCGCGCATCTATTTCTTCTCCATTTAATACTAATATTACATTATACCCTTGATCTATGCAAGATGTCAACTTCTTTTTATTTCTAGATTCCAAATTCATATCCTTACCTTGTTTATTCCAAGTCCAACTTGATTTTATTTCGTATATAGTGTTGTCTATTAAAAAATCACTTATATATAGTCTTTCTACATTGTCTACAGGATCCTCGTACCAAACAGACGGACCTCTCTGAACATTTTTTTTAATCCATAAAACTATTTTCTACCCAAAGTTCTTTCATTCTTTTTCCATTTCATAAAGTTCTATTTGTCCGTCAATGGTTAGTGCAGCAAAGCCTAGTTGCCAAGTAACTAAACCTTCTTTCATTAATTCACAGTAGAATCTATACCAGCGTTTGTGATCTCCACTGTGTTTTGCTAATAATAACAGTCTTTTCTTACGAAGTCTAGTCATTTTACCACCATCCTAGTTTTGCTCCGTTGTGTATAATAATCATAAAGCAGGTTACAATATGAGTAACCCACCAAAAAGTTCTAATTGCGGCCACAGCATCTGCTTGGGCATCAGTCTCGCCTATCTTTTCACCTAGACTCTTAGCCCAGATTCTCCATGCTGTCTTCAGCAATTAGATCACTCCAAGTTTTTAATTTTTCAAGTTTTACTGCTACTCTGTTTGACAGTTCGTCATGTGTCATTAACCCATGTGCCACCATCAATTCAATCATACACAGCACATCGCCCGCTTCTTCAACCAGCTTGATGCGATTAACAACAGCACGTTCGTTATCTTCTAGTGCAGCTTCAACAGTGTCGAACTTGCGCATGGTCTTACTACATTGCTGTGTGAGCTCGCCACATTCTTCCATAGTAATAGTCATCAGTTGTTGTAATTTGTTAAGTGGGCTATTCTCCACGTTCGACCTCTTTTCTTAATCTATATGCGCAGTAATCTTTGCTCCACGCTTGCCAAATCATACCTGCTGCGAGACCATACAGCAGGGTTTGCCACCATGTGGTACTATTAGCACCACTTAGAAAGAAACTTACCATAAAGTCCGCTGCTATCACTGCCAGCACATAATCATACCAACGTATCATGTTAACTCCATTTCAAACAAAAAAATGTTGCGTGTTTAGGATCTTTGAATAAAACATATCTCAAGCCCTTGAGTCGCCATAGCCCTTCGTTGGTGGATCCGTATCGACAATACAGCCACTCAATGGCTTTTACCTTGTGATCCATGTTAAAGCCTATCTGTTCAAGATCTACTTCAACCATTGGTGCCACCTTCTTCTGCTTTTTTCTTGCGTCTTTGATAAAATCCTCCGGTGTATTGGATATCTTCGGTAACAGCCCCGGGCTGTTTTACAGTAACAGTACCCCCGTTTTTAAGATATTCATCAATTAACTGTTGGGATTCATTATCAACTTTTCTTGGTGTGGGATTCATTGTCATTTATTTTGTCCATCCGTGGTGTTTAAAAATGATTTGTACACTCTTGGCTTGGAAATAAGCATCTGCAAGTGCGTTATGCAAATCAGTTTGCATGTCCTTGCGTGGATCCTTTGGCATACGTTTTGTAATAGTACGAGCATCGCTAATCTGCCAAAACTGCCACGGAATAGGATTTCCCAGCATACGATACATATTTTCAAGGATTGTAATGTCAAACCCGTATCCTTGCCCCCAAATCTCATCAACACCTACAACCCATTTGTTGAGTTGTTTTAGTGCTTGTTCAACAGTAACAGCACCTGTTTGATCAAAGGCTTCTTCCATTGCTTTAGGATCTTGGCGTCCCCACCATTCGATAGTGCTGTCGCTTGATGTACGACCTAATTGATCTTGGTCGTCAATACAAATTTTAAGATAAAGTTCTGAGTGCGGTTCTGCGTCAGTAGTTGGATCAAATTTAACTGCACCAAGAGAAAGTACAGTTGCAGTAGGAAACACATCTAGTGTTTCAAGGTCGATCATGCCATGTGTAGCCAAAAGAAAACTCCTTGTTTGAATTATGTTTATAATAACACAATCCTCACAAGGAGTCAACTAGTTTATTTAACAAATGGCACTAAGTTAGGTGGAACCCAATTTGACGGTTTTAGTACTTTCCCGTCTGCACGTTTGATTACTTTACCAGTAACTGGATCAATCTTGGCAAAGTTAGTACGCATTACTTCTTCCCAAGCACCTTCTCCGTCAAAGCCGCCTGCTCGAATAGCACCCATAGTAACAACTAAAATATCTATTAGCGCATCTAGTTGTTCTACTCGGTCATTGTTAGCCAATGCTTCTTTAAGTTCTACATTATGTTCTTCATCGATGAGATCGATATACATAGCATAATTTTCTTCACTAGGAGGCTGGTCACACGCCGTTGCAAACGTGTCAATATCTTTAAATGGATTTATCATATTATACCTTATTGATTGACAAATGAACTAGGATCAACTGTAAATCCTTCGCCATCTTTGTATTCTTTTCCGATCATAGTACTTTCTGGTTTTGTATCCGACCACATTAAAATACTTTCGTTTTCTACCATCCGCACTTCTATTTCACCAGATCCGTTGTTTACATTAATACCACGTGTCCATCTACCGTGCTCAACTAGTATCCAGTCTCCGATATTATACGGATCGTTGTTTGTAGGCCCTTTATCATAGACCTTGCCCCATCGCGGATAAATTCCGCGACCAGTGCCATTGTCGTCTCTTAAAATAAGGCCGCGTGCAGTAGTTTGTTCGCCAAAGTGCATATCACTTACAATCACTTTGCTACCAATAGCTTTTAAAGTGCGATTTACTATTTTTAAATTGTGAGACATCACTTACCTTTTCTAATAAAATTTCCGTCTTCGTCTTCTTCCCAATCAGCAACTTCGTCTGCTGTTGCACCACTTGGTTGTCTTACAGGTGCAGTTTCTCTCTTGACTGATTCGTCCTTAACGCCAGTTGATTGTTCATAATAGTCTTTGAGAACATCTTCTCTTTTTCTAATGATCTTTCCACCAGGTCCTAACTCGTCGCCTCGGGCGTTTACTCTTGCATTTCCTACTGCCGGAGTCAACTCGTTGCGTGAAATCAAGAGATCTAAATCAACGTTTTTACCGTTTGCTGTTTTATAGATCTTACGACCCTTGCTTTTCATTGCCATTTAGTATCTCCTTGTATTGAATATTTAGTCTCTTAAAAATTCTCGCCAGTCTAAACTGTATTTCATACTATCTATTTTGTGTACACCTATTAAGTATAGCACATAACTAGCAACACTTGATCCTCTACCTACACCCCATACAATGTTGTTCTCACGCATAAAGTCTACGAGATAGATCATATAGCGTAGCAGATTGTACATATCGCGTTCGTCAAACGCTGCGAGTTCTTCGTATGCTCGCTCATATTCTATTGGATAAAGTACAGACATTGGATTAGTAGCATTTTTCATCTTCATTATTTTGCGCATACACCAATCATCTACGTCAATCCGCTTGTATTCGTCAGGCATAAACCACTCTGATTGGCACACACCGTCAAACGTCTTTTGATCTACATCTAAAGGAATATACTTTTGCAGCGTGTCAAAACCTTGTGCTTCCATAGCACAGTTGAACTGTTCTACATCATCACTAGGATCGCAGAGAACTACGTGGCATTTATCAATGTTGCCACTATAGATCATATCTATCAGATCACGATTAGAGAATCGGGGAATTCCAAGACTGTCAGTTTTTAATAACATAAGTGTATGTTAACTTATTTTTATTAAGTTGTCAAGTCCATTGTTGCCGTTTTGTTGTTGTTTTAATCTAGCACGAACTCTGCGTTCATCTAACTCTAATCTATATGTATCCAGCAACAGAATAATTTGATGTCTTACATCCTCATTTTCTGTAATGAAATACACACTGTTTAATTTTTGAATTTTTTGTTCAATTTGAGGATCACTCAACGACGTTATATCAGCTAGAGTAGGATGCATTAGCTAAACTGTCCTAAATATCTTAGATAAACGGTCACGCCGCCATCATAAGAAAATGCTTCAACAATAACAGGTGCAGTTGCCGAAGTTATTTCCAAAATATTACTGGTCCATGCAGCGTTACCATCTGTCTTTATGTTGCCGCCACCTTGGCTACTGATAGTAACCAGCCTAGTAGTTCCGTCAGCAGTTATTATTAATTTCATATTAGCATAGTTGCTGTCAGTCGGCCAGTTACTGAGGGTAAGCTCAATATCATTATCGGCTCTAATTACATGCACATGCCCGCTAATCCAGAGTACAGTTTGGTCTGCAATTACCCCAGTAGAATAAGTAGTATTTATTTTCAGTCTAGTATCGAGTAATACTGCACCACTGATGGTGTTGCCATCAAAGTCGCTGCTTTGATCTATACGAACAACATTTCCTTGTAGATCATCTATTTCGGTCTTAGCAAAATCTAAGTTTTGTTTGATATTGAAAAAATTGTCTCGAAATCCCTGACTGTCATTATCACGTCCAGCTACTGGAAAGTTTTCATCTAAATTTGTTGTTGTAATATTACTTGCCATCTTTTTTTCCTTTTAACATTACTATTTATGTTAATTAAATGTTGAATTGATAATTTGCGAACAATACATATTGTTCATTGCTGTTACCAGTTGTAGTATCTACTATATATCTATCTATATCATAGTTGATTGTGTTAAAGTCGAATCCGTTGTTGAGCAAATTAGTTTTAACTGTTTCGCTATTTCCAGGTAATGTGTAAACAACTGGCACTGCAAACACATAATCTAAATCTGCCAAACTTCCTGCTTGAGGTGTTCTCATCCACAAAGGCAAAAAGTCTCTGCTGGATGCAGCTCTTGTACTATCGTCTAGCTGCATAGTTTTTATACGATCCCGCATATTATCAATGTTACTGATATACCTTTTAGTATTGCTGTTTTGATCTACTTGTATTGCATCGCTGTCAGTTGTAACAGTATTGCCTTTTGGTCTCCAGCGCCACGGCGCTCCGGCACCGTTAATGCTGTCTATAATTGTTGCACTTAGAGATATAACTTCGTTATTTCTTAAAAGTATTTCTATATTTCCTCCGGTGCTGTACACTTGTTCCACTGATCCGCTACGAGTTTGCACAGTTAAAGTACTACCAAACAAACTTAAATTAATTATTGTACCATCTGCTGCACTCAATGGAATAATTACACTACCATCTCTTACAGCAAAAATGTCGTCTTTTGGTTCGTATTTTATACTATCTGCGGTAATACGGTTACTATTATTTAAAATTCTAAATGCAGTTTGTGTTTTTCCTGCTATTGGTCTTGCAGGATCTTTTAATTCCAAGTATACAACTTCGTATATTATTTCATTCGAACCTTCTGCTTTTGCAACCGCAGTTTTAAGTTCGCCGATGTTATAGCGTTTTCTTTTATGATTCTTTGCAGCAGCACTTACAAAAGAACTTATATTCTGTGTTTGTATTCCGGCATATACCAATGTTTTGAGATCTCTTTGCACTCCAAAGTTTGGATCATTTGGTCTGTAGATAATTTTTGGATCTATAAGTTTTGAATCGTTTACAATATTCAAGTACAATGACTTTTCAGCAGGCTTTAAAAACGGCTTCATATAAATATTGCTATATGTTAAACTATCATCATCGTCGATAACCAATGTAAATGTTCTGCTGATCGCACTATAACCAAACCGGTCTCTTGCAAGAACTGTAAATGTATATACTCTGTCAAGTGAAGTTGTTGCGCCATCAAATGTTGTCGCGCCGTTGTCGAAGAAAGTTAGACCCAGCGCATCATCAGTTCCAAACACAGGAACTTTTCCAATTATTTCTCCGTTATCTTTAAAAATTAGTCCAGGCGGCAACGAACCCGCAGTTATATAATATTTTACAACAGCATCAGGCAACGAAGTGATTGCTTGTACACTAAGAGTACTTAATCTATTAGCAGCCAATGTTCCTAATTCAGCAGAAGATATCCATGTTATTGCACTGTCTACTTCGCCTAGAAGTTTTAATGTAAAAGTACGAGGTTTTTCAATGATATCAATTTCGGCTTGCGGAAAACTTTTACTAAAGAATGTTCCTGTTACGCCACCAAAACTAAGTTGTCTTGATTGATTAAGATTTCTTGCTAATACTGCATCTAGTTTAACTCGCTGATCTTGTAGCAACAATTCAACTATTACTTCTGCACTGTCGCTGGTATGAAACAACGATTTAATATAATTTGTATTGCGAGTTTGTGCAGTTGACGGTATGTGCATAATTATTTCAACTATGCCGTTAATACCTGTTACTGCATCGATATATGCTGGATAACTATTAAACGCTAGAAAACTTTCTAATGTATCTGTTACAGATCCTACAGATCCTGTGATACTTGTGTTTAATTCTATACTACTAGAACTATCTTCAATAGTAATACGATACTCTATGTAATCAAAGATACTTTGAATTTTATGCAATTCTGTATTACTAAATGATAATGTTTTTCCTATATAAAATGTAACATCGTTATTAGGCAGCGGCGACACAAAGAAATGATCGCTGCCAGCATTGGCATCTTCAATCAATGTCAACGGAGATCGGTTGAACATTGGAACAAGAGCAGAGGATAAGTAGATTATATCATATTCTTCATTGATTCCATCTACGCTTTGGACAGTATAATATCTACCTTCTATGGGTATTTCTCTTCCAACTAAACTTTGTAGATCGTCTAGTCCATCGGTAATAGTACGTGGTAACTTAGCAATTTTTATGCCCACACTGCCTGACATCACGTCTTCATAAAACGTACCAAAAACAGTAACAATACCCATGTCAGTATCGTTGCGTATTGCATTTACAGTAAACTTGTATTCTTTGGTAACTGCTGGCTGATAAGGAATAATGCCTGCAAGTTCTCCAGTTGATTCATCTAATATTAAGCCAGGTGGCAACTCACTGATCGATCCGTCTGTGTTGATCGGTTCCAGCAGATATCGAATAACTCCACTTGTGAGATTTTGATCCAATGTTTCTAAAAATATTGTTGTGTAATTGTTTGCTCTTCTAAGTCCAAGATCAGAATCTGTTAACCAGTACGGATTTCTTAAATAAGTTGCATCCGCAGTAAACACACCATCGGCAGCTTGCATAAGAGTGTTGTCACTTCTTACAAAGTCGTCACCTACTACATAAATTTGAAATCCACGTCTTGTACTACTTACATTATCAGAAGCAGTTACATAAAATTCGTATAATCTATTTAATTTTTTAGGTCGTCTAGTCGGTATACTAAAATCATAAGTTGTTGCATCGTAAAAGTATGTGTCTAATCCGTTGCTAGAAGGAATACTAAAATCATACGGAGTTCTTGCAAACACATCGCTGTCAAAGCCGCCGGCGCTGATATTAAATTCGAAACTCAACAACGGTTCTAATTGTCCTACGATCTTTCCTGATTCAGTAAGAGTAAGACCAGGAGGCAATTCGCCGTCGCCGTCTGCAATGTAGTATTCTAATATATCACCAGCAGGCAAGTCATTGTCAGTTGCAAACAATTGAAAATTGATTAAGCTGCTGTCTAAAATAAAGTATACACCGTTGGGTCCAACAGGAAGTCTTCCTTCGTTGGTAACCCAAACTGGTTGATCTGCACCTTCTACTATTAAATCAAATGTTCTGTCTAATATGCCTTCGGTGGTAGATGCTCTAACAACAAATTTACTAGCAACCGGTCTTGCAACTTCAAACGGAGTTCCTATAACAGTATTATCAACCAATCTCAACCCAGCTGGTAAACTTCCACTTATTATTGTTGTAGAAACACCTGACGTACTTACAAGCGGGAGTGAAATTTGCACCTGTGTTTTTTCTTGGAGTACTCCGAGCGATGTGTTGTTTGGTACTGCCCATTGTGGTAACATATTTTCTCCTTACACAATACTGCCGAGATCCACAGGAGTAGATGAAGGAGATTGAACTGACCCGAAATCAACACCAGTTTGCTCTATAATAAAATCAAGAATACTGTTTATTTCAACTGTTACGCCGCCCATGTCAAATCCTTCGACATATCTTCCAATGCGTTCTTGATAGTTATAACTATTGATATTTGTTAATGCTAGATTTGTGGTAGACACACCAATGGCACCGAGGTTATCTACACCAATAATACTATTATTGTCTGCATCAAGTGTTGTAGACAATACTGGAGATGTATCTTGTGCTAAATTACTGGTTATTGTAATTGTTTTTGTATTTTCATCGGCTTGTACAGAAACAGCATCACTTCCTCGAATACTGATATTTACGCCGTCGCCGGCCAACATACTACCGCTGTCTCCGCTGATTATAAAGCTGCTGCCAGTAGCAGTAGAATTGATTGTGATAGTGTTGTCGAACTGTATTAATGAAATATTATTACCTGCAACCAATCGTCTAAACTCAAGGGTCCCGTCCTGAGCAACACTAGCAAAAATTTCTGATCCTGCTGATCCTAAATTTACAGCATTAGGTATGATAACTGTGCTGTCGATCTCCTGAAAGTTTTGATTGATTTTGATAAATGCTTCGCGTAGATCATCGCCAGTTCCATCATTTGCTGCTGAGCCGACATTAATGTTTTGTATTGCCATGTTGTTCTCCGTTTTTAATATTTATGGCGTTATGCTACTACCCAAGCAGCATTGAGATAAACCATAAATGCTTCGGCGCCTGTTCCTTTTGGATCCCAAGTATTTCCTGATGCAACAGCTAGCATACCAGGATACGGCGATATGGGTTCATCACCGTATGTAACTGATAAATTGATCCATCCAGGCCCTACGTCTTGGGCTCCTGTGCCTACATACGCTTGATATGCATTTGTTGTGCTGTTATGAATCATGTACCCTGGTTGCAGCACTGGCAAGTTATTTCTATCTGTAGTTGTAGTTGACGGAATGCCCAATCCGCCTCCGGTTATTTTAACAATATCAGTTGTACTGCCTGGAACAATGTTTAATCCACCAACTAACGTGAATGTACTATCAGATGCATTTGTGGCAAAATCTGCACTTGTAACAGTATTATTAAAATAACCACTACTGAATCTTGCTGCATTACTTCCAATATCATACGATCCACTTACATTTGGAATAACTGATGCTTGTAAATCAATATTACTACTGCTTCTCAAAGACAACGCACTGGTCCCGCCAATTGCAAGAGTAGATCCAATTCCGCCATTGATGTTGATTATACCAGTACTTGTTAATGTTAATTCGCCAGTGATACTGATGTTACTAACACCAACAATAGCATTTCCAGTTAAATTTAAACTGTCCCCATTAGGAAGTTCTTTTAGTCTATTGTTATCATCCGTATCAAGAATCAGTGGATATCTGTTTGCCATTTGTTAAATCCTATTGTTTGTATATTTAGTGTAGATCTACCCAGTCGGCTGTACTATCACCGCTGTCTGCTGCATATCCCTGAAATTTTCCAGTTGTGATATTATATATCAGCATCCCTGTTGTAGGAGTTAATGCATCTATTTCTTCTTGTGTGTATTGAGTAGGGCCGGTATATACTTCTGTAAAATTATCATTGACTTTGTCAAACGCTGTACGTAGAGGATCTCCGTCACCTTTGTTTGCACTACTACCAATGTTTATAATCTGTTTTGCCATTATACTCTCCCTACAACTACTTCGACAATACCGTAGCCGTCATCAGTTTTTGTACCCACTGCTTTACCAATAACGGCGCCTACTCGCGGATCATTATCTACAATAGCATATCCTGCTACAGCACTGGTCACTA